TAACTATGAGGACTGTCAGCGTTCATGATCACCTTACCTGTTGTCGGTACTAGTGGAGCTGCTGGAGCTGCTGGAGCTGCTGGCGCTGCTGGCGCTGCTGGCGCTGCTGGCGCTGCTGGAGCTGCTGGCGCTGCTGGCGCTGCTGGAGCTGCTGGCGCTGCTGGAGCTGCTGGCGCTGCTGGTGGGGTAGATACCACAGGGGTATCGAATCGACCCTTACCGTTAGCGACAAGCTGTTCCTCAGTCCAGCCTTGATACTGGTCACGAGTAAACTGAGGGCAAGTGTGGACATATACCTTAGCCACTGGTGCTGCAATCGGTGTAGCCGCTGGCATTGACATCACCTGACCTGTACCTGGTTTAATATCACTGTTAGCCACGATATGAGCAGCGAATGCACTGCTTGCCGCTTCAACGGGACCACGGCCAAACGCTTCATCGTTGTAACACATCATCATGTTAAGCAGTTGGAGTGAGATAATGCGTGATCCGTTGTTGTTGGTGTATGCCGATACCTCGACTTGAGCATTAATCCAGCAACCAGAATAAATCGTTGCAGGGTCGATATCCTTAGCATCGGGGCCAACGCAGCCAATAGGTGATTTGTTTTTCAACGATACCATCCAATAACCGGCGCTGATTGGGTCTTTAGTGCCGGGCAATGGATTACCTTTGTCATCACGCTGCATTTTCAAATCACCGTCTTGAAACTCAGGAGGCATATTAATACCGAATTGTTTTGCTTGAGCAGCATCGGTGTAGGCCCATCCCCATTCCTGTTGAGTCACATGTGCAATTGCCTGTAACAGTGCATCACGGGACGATGGGAACTGTACGTTGAGTTTAGGAATGGTCCCTGTGCCAGACTTAGGGAACATTGCCTTTACTTGGTATTTCGGTTCATCACCGGGTTGGTGCTGATAAGGTTTCGCAAAGTGAGCGTGAGAAGCGCGACAAATACCGGTCATAATTGTTACTGATGCCATATTAATGGTTTCCTTCTAATGATATTGGGGTAAAAATACCGACAGCACTTGGACGCAGAGGTAAAAAAACACCCTCAGCGTTACCAGGTCTGACGGCTGGACGGTTATCGGTTAATGGTACTAATGTTGTGCTTGGTTTAGGTGTTTTGTAATACAGGTTCACCAATTCTTTTGGTAAAACCTTCAATGCCCGTGTTTTACCGACCAGACGGGGATCAAGGTATAACTCAGTTGGGTCAACACCAAGACCTTTAACGGCTTTGATGAAACCATCCATATCCTCGACACTTGCCCGTGAGTATGACTGAACCAGCTTAAACCCGTCTAGTTTGGCGCCGTTTCTGGCCTCATCTAACATACGTTTTTCGATAGTATCAATGAAACGCTTGATACCGCCTATCTCACGATAGAAAAACTCAACCTGTGGTACTGACAGCATGTGCAATGGCGCATCGGTGTATGCTTTATGGAATATCCATTCAGCACGAGCACGGCAATTAGTCTGAGCAGGACACCATTCACACCAATCACCTGCATTGGGTTTAGTGTCAGGATCATCGGCCAGTATCACGCTTCGACGGAATTTCTCACGCCAAATTAGCATGTCATCACGGGTATACTTAACGGTGCGAATCGGCCCATCAATGTGATTGCCGTTAGGTTGAACAATCGTGTTGTAAATCTCGTCAACCTGATCCCACAAATTAAAGGTATCGAGAGTGGCCACACTATAACCCGCTGTTTGCGAATTATCATCAACCTCGACCAGCCCGAAACCATTCTTGTAGTCGGTCGTGTGAAGGATACGACCAGCAATATGAGTACAATCGCTGGTTCCATAAATATCATCACGACCTAGGCTTGACATTACAACACGTTGTTCAAGCAGAGGTTTAACACCGTATCTGATAGTAAGGTTATCGACGAATGACTTGTAAAGTCCTGCATCGGTAGCCATTTTGTCATCAACGGTATGGTTATTAAACCTCATACCAATACATTCTTTGGTGTCGATACCGTAGGGTATACAAAATTCACCTAACTGATGCACAGCCGTACCTAACTCAGCCTGTGGGTTAGTCCGATTAGGATAACCCCGTGACATACGGATTGACGCAGGGCAATGACCCTCAATCCATCGGTCACTACTGCTAAACGAGTAAACACTGTGCGTGGCCATAATTATTCGACCTTGTCGTCAGATTGTGAGTTGAACCAGTTAACCCAGGTATCTGCGTTTTCTTTCATCTTGTCGTATAAACCAGACAATTTCGACTTATCGACTTGAGCAATGACTTTGGCACCGCTGGTGGCATCGTTAATTAACACAGCAACGACTTTTTCCATAATACCATGCTGACCATCGGTTTTTTGGTCAACAGCATCAAGACGGTCAATGTGGTCTTGGATGAGTTTCAGATAGTCAATCCATGCCTTAGCGTCACGGGCAACGTCTTTATAAGCCGTTTCAGGTAACTTGTCGGTATTATCGACACCGAACGGGCCATAAAGCGTTTTAACCGCTAAATCAGGGCTGACTTTAAACTCATTGCTGAGCTGATTTAGTAGTTTAACCATTTCAACGCGATCAGGGTTTGTCGCTGGTGCAGCGGGAGTAGCTGGGGCTGCTGGTACTGTAGGTGCTACGGGTGCAGCGGGAGTAACTGGCGCCGCTGGCGCTACGGGAGTAACTGGCGCTACGGGAGTAACTGGCGCCGCTGGCGCCGCTGGCGCTACGGGTACAACAGGTTCAGTATCACCACCAGACAGGTATTCAGCTTTCCACGCTTCAAACGCTTCTTTGTCACAACCACGCTTTAACTTCCACGTGCCGTCGTTGTTTTGGCCTTTAGTGGATGCGTGAAATTCCTCATTCCACGGTAAACCGTCCTTGTCCAGTTCACCGGTAACAGTGGTTTCAATGGTTCCTGTAATCACTTCACCACCACCGAACACAACTGTTTCCAGTGCAACAATACGTTGTTCATACTTGTCGAGGTGGGCACCGAGAATTTCGGCAATGGCCTTAGCTAATTCGTTCATATTTCGTTCCTATGATTGGTTAATGTCATTTGACGGGGTTAAAGGTATAACAGTAAAAAAAGATTGTAAAGTAAAATTTGAAATTATTTTTATAAGTGGTATAGTGAGGGTGTCAGTTAACTAATGAGGATAGGATTATGTCAGAAATCAACATGAATGATACTTTTGTGCTGCCTGTGTCAAGTCACAAAGGTGATTTGTTTAACAGTAAAAACCCTATTAGCGACACTAGAGTCTGCAAGTTTTTTAACATGAATCAGTACCAAGCAGCTAAGGCTGCGTCGATTGCAATCAACTCCTACGATGCCAATCAAGCATTAATCACCAAGCAAGCCGAGCAGGTTAAGGTGTTGCGTGAAGCTTTGACTGATTTAGCTTCTGCGGTTTTTGTTAACGATAGAGACTTTTTAAAGAAATCTATTATGAATGCCAGTAAAGCCCTAGAAGCAACCAAGGATTGAGATTATGTCAGAAATCAACTGGGAAAACATACCTGACGAGGTGCAAGCGGTCGGCATAACACCTCGGACAACACACTGGTATAAAATGAATGGTTCCGTATTAATGCACAACACCCCTGAGTCGGGTTACTGGGACAGGTCAATGTATCGCGATATTGACGATGCTGCTGGTGATACCTGGATTGTATTTGAAAGGCGAGGTGAGTAATTATGATTAGTTATATCGTTAAATATCATGTGGATTGGAATAACAAACTACCTCCTTTCGATGGGTTGGTTGGTTATTGGATAATAACAACCTCGGCACCCGGTACTCTGAGTATGAATACATTCATTGCAAAACCAACGGCTAGGCAGATTCGTAAAGAAGTTAAACGAGTCAAGAAGTATGGTCGTGATTTTCTCAACTCTGGAGGTGAGTGAGTGAGTATGAATGAACCTAAAAATTTCAGAAGGATAAAAACAAAGTCTTGCCTTAATTGTAAATTCAACATTTATGACACGAATAAACTTTACAGAATTTGTAACAAAACAGGTGAATCTGAATGGGGTGAACCGGAAGAAATGCCTAATTATGTTTGCGATTGGTTCAGAAAATACGAGGTGAGTAAATAAATGCCAATAACCTTAAGACCTTATCAGGTCGTGGCCATGGAGAACCGCGACCGACTCAAACAGAATAATCGTTTTATTCTCAATGTCTTACCTACAGGTGGCGGAAAGTGTCATGGGCTAAACACGCCTATATTAATGCACGATGGTTCCGTTAAAATGGTGCAAGATGTTGTAGTTGGGGATGAGTTAATGGGCCCTGATAGTAACTCAAGAACTGTTCTGTCACTGGTTCGCGGCAGAGAAACTCTTTACAAAGTAACACCGGTAAAAGGTGATCCATACATTGTCAATGAATCCCACATACTCAGCCTTAAACAAACAGGATTAAAGTCTCAACCGAAGTATGATAGTCAAAAAGGCAAAGGTAAGATCGTAAATATCAGTGTTAAAGATTATTTGAAGTCGTCCAATACATTCAAGCACACTCACAAAGGGTGGCGTACAGGTGTTGATTTCCCATACTCGTTCATGCCTGATGATCCTTATCTGCCGCCATACTTGCTCGGTTTATGGTTGGGTGATGGTACGACCTTGGGTAAAGCGATAACTACCGCTGACCAAGAAATTGTTGATTACCTTTATGATTTTGCTGCTAAGTCAGACCAATCAATCACCAAGCAGCAAAAACCTGACAATGCTGCGTCAACCTACGACATAGTAGCGTTTAGACGTCGAAACTATTCGACATTCCAGTCATTGAAGTCAATTGGGGTAATCGGTAACAAACATATTCCGAGAGAGTATAAGATTGCATCACGCAACCAACGTCTTGAATTGCTAGCGGGCATTCTTGATAGTGACGGTCATTTTAACCATCAAGGTTATGATGTAGTGTTTAAAGTAAAACAGTTAGCTGAGGATCTTGTGTTTCTGGCAAGATCATTGGGTTTCGCTGCTTACATGAAACCTTGTCAAAAAACGTGCTATAACACTGGTGTGACAGGTGACTATTTCAGAATATCTATTTCAGGAGACACTTCAGTAATACCTACCAAACTAAAACGTCACCAGAGTGAAGGTCGAAAGCAGATTAAATCGGTTTTGGTTACGGGTATTACTTTAGAAAATATCGGGGTTGGTGACTATTATGGGTTTGAAATAGACGGTGACCACCTTTATCTGTTGGGTGATTTTACTGTCACACACAATAGCATTTGCAAAGCATGGCTGGCAAAACGGTATTATGACTGTCGTGACATTACGATTATTTTTGCTCATCGTGACGTTTTACTCGGGCAAATCAGCGATAAACTCTGCATTGCCGAGGTTCCCCATACTTTTATTACCTCTGACAAAACCAGACGAAACATAACCAACGCTAATTTAAGTGCTTACGGTGATTCTTTCTATGATGAGAGTTCGCCTATTATCCTGATCTCGGTTGATACGTTTCTGGCTAGATTAAAGTCTGGTTTATTATCACCACAATTCTTATCGGGTGTTAAACACTGGATGGTTGACGAGTCTCACCATGTTCAGAAACCGAATATTGAATTTAACGATATAAACGAATTACTGGAAATCCTCGGCACCAAAGACAATGACACTAAAATCGGTAATAAGTGGGGTGTCTGTGTCGAGGCGTTAGTCAATGCTGACGGTGATGGTTTTACTGCCACTCCTATCCGTGGTGATAGGAGTGGTTTAGGTGTCGGTCATGGTGGTGTGTTCCAGGCCATGTCGGTAACGACGACTATGTGGGATTTAATTAAAATAGGCAGTCTCACCCCTTACAAAATCTATACCGTCGGTAAAATCGACACCAAAGGCATGAAACGTAACGCCGATGGTGATTTTAACCAACGCCAGCTTTACCTTAAAACCAAGGAAGCCGATATTACCGGTGATGCTGTCGCTCACTATAGAAAATACATTAATGGCCAGCCAGTCATTACATTCTGTGTCAACGTAGAACACGCTATTGAGGTCGCTGGCGCGTTTAATGCTGCGGGTGTACCTTCGCGTGTAGTTAACGCTAAAACACCAGATGGTGAGCGTCAGGCCGCATTGAAGGACCTTAGGGAAGGTCGCTTGCTTAACCTGGTTAACGTGGACCTGTTCGGTGAAGGTTTCGATGCGCCAGCGGTGGCCGGTGTTATCATGTTGCGCCGCACTGAGTCGTATTCACTGTTTAAGCAACAATTCGGGCGTATGCTCAGGCCGAGTGACGGTAAGGCTTTCGGTACTCTGATTGACCATGTGGGTAATGTTAAGTTTTTCATGGAAGAATACCGCTTACTTACACCTCACGATGACCCTGAGTGGACCCTTGAGAGTCGGCGCACCAGTAGTAAGCGTAAGAATGATGATGGGCCATTACCTGAGACTATTGAGTGCGGTGAGTGCCACGCCTTTGGTTTAGTAATGACGGCTGAGAAAGCTAAAAGTTATAATGGTCAGGCTTTCGTATTCATTGACGGTAAATGCCCGTCATGCGGTCACTGTGAAAGCGAGGAAGAACATAAAACACGTATCCGCGAGCTTAAAATTAAAGAGGGTGATCTCGTACCACTGGAAATTGACGCTATCGAGGCATTGATTGCAGCCCGTAACGATATGATGAAACCAGTTGGTGAGTTCCGTAAAACGGTTGAGCACAGTCATTTTAAATTTGCAGCACTGAATAACTTCGCTACCCGTCAACACCGACTTGACACATTACGGTTTAAAATACAACAGTGGTGCCGTAACCACGGGCTTAAGACTGGGCAACCGGTGGAACTGGTGCAACTGGACTTTGAGCGTCAATTCGGCGTTAATATTTTCAAGGCCCAAACAGGATCAGCAAACGACATGCTAGAATTATCAGGTAAGATAGAGAGGTGTTTATAGTGTTTAAAGACTGGTACATTAAGAAAATGGTCGAGTATTATCGCGCCGGTGACGCTACTCGTGCGATTGAATATGCTAAAATGGCCTGTGTAGAATTGGATAAAATCCACGAAATATCGGAGAGTTACAATGAAACTAATCCTTAAATCCTTTTCCACTCCAACGGCTACCGTGGGTTATATGTACTACGGTGGATTATTCGAGTGTTTCACGCTTGAGTTACCCTGGTTAGACAACGCCCGTGGTATCTCATGTATTCCCGCTGGAACCTATGAGTGTAAGAAACACCGTTCGCCCAGTAAGGGTGATTGTATTTCTGTCATGGACGTCCGTGGTCGCGACAACATTCTCATCCATGCGGGTAATTTTACTCGGAATACTGAGGGGTGTATTCTGGTCGGTAAAATGATTACTGACTTAAATACCGATGGTATCCCTGACGTCAGTAACAGTAATGATACCCTCACTAAACTGTTAAATACCCTGCCGTCGACGTTTATGCTGGAGATAAGACGATGTTTATAGCCTTGATGGAGTTTTTCATTCCTCGTTTTATCACCGAGGATGTTATATTTTATATCGATGAAAATGACGGTATAGTGTATCCGGCTTTCCCTGTAAGTGAGTACAACGATGCCTGTAACCCTCAATGCCGAAGCGCGGCGACGACTTAGCACTTACGCCAACATTATCACACTGGTTTGTGGTGCTGTCATGGCGTATTTTCCTACCATTGGTCTTGACCAGCAAACCACAGGTATCGTTATGACCTGTTGTGGTGTTATTACCGCGCTGGCACAGGCTATAACGATCAAACCGAAGGAGACAGTCAATGACATGGTGGATGACAATCAAGGTTAATCTGTGGGCCATAGTGCTTGCCATTGGCGCCGTTATGTTCGGGATCATTAAGTATCTTTCTGGTCAGGTTAAAACCAAGGAATCTCAGGTCGAGATACTTAAAAAATCAATCGATACCGCCGTTCAGGTTAATAAAGTCAATGCACAGGTGGTTGAGGTCAAGAAAGAGGTGGAAAATGCCAAGATTACCGTTAATGCTGCTAGTGATGATGACGTTGACAGCGTGTTGCTCGAAAAATATACCCGAAACAATAACAAAGGTTGAGATTATCTGTGTGGGTGAGGTAATCTATTTTGAGGACGCTAGTGAGGTTAAGGCCACGCCAGCGTCCATCAAACGGCAAATACTTGCCAATAACCTCGCAATAGATACCTGTAAGGAGAAATCACATGGCCGATAAAGAAACAGAAAAGCAAGAACCTGAAACTCAGGGTTCGACTCAAACCCCAGTGAAACAATAATCACAGGTGCCACATGAAAACCGATATTCTGTTACTCGTGCTTTATGCTCTATCGATTGTTATAGCTAAACCAAGTCGGAGGATCAGTGTTATTGCTGTTTTTGTGTGGTTTTTGTTATCGTTTATAGTGGCTGAAATGGATTTGTTCGCAACGGCCACTTTCTTAACCTATTGGGTCTTTGCCGGGGTATTAACCGCATTCCTGGCGTGTCGTGGTTCCGCTATCGTAGTCTATTCAACTGGTGCAGTGTTTTTGTTACAATTCGCCATGGTTGTTGATTCTCTTGTTACAAATCAAGAAACACCTCTTTATAATAGTTATGGCACTATTTCATTAATACTAAATTTAGTTATACTTTTAGCCACTTATATACATGGTAAGGGATTAGAAAGTGTTGATAGTGATACTCATTGTCCTTTTAACCATAATAACAAACAACGTCATTAGGTGGTGTTATGTCAAGCTTAGACAAACTCATAAACGCAGTATCAACGCCGGCAGCCGAAACAGTGGGACGAATAGTCGAGACGGCCGGTAAAACCAGTGCTATTACTGGTGGTGCTGCTTATGCCGTCGATAAAGTGGCGTCTGTACCATGGGGCATTACTGAATATGCTGCGATGGTGAGTATTGCTGGTGGTCTGGTATGGATAACTAAGAATTTATTTGATATGTGGTTGGCTTGGCTTAAGTTTCGTCGGGGTGATTAAAATCTAGCTGCATCACTCATGCTTCACAGCGTTAGCTTTGCTTGCTCGTCACAGCCTCAGAGCTGGCAGATTGATCACCTCCTTGCGTTGATGAACAACTTTATGTGATGGCTGGTGTAGTCTTTTCGTTGGTTTCCGAACACCTGTAAAGGATACTTCCACCGCCTCAGCCAAGTATGTTTGTGTCAACTTCAACCCACATCACAGCGGGGCCCTCGTTTTCATCACAATGTACGCTGTCTTTCCAGCCGTCAGAGGTCTTTCCCTCAGTCAAGATTATTAAAACACCACTCGTGTATTACAAGGGGTTTAATGTTCACCACTTACGGTGGTGAGTCGGGTTTTCGTACCTCACGGGGCCTACCGCAGTCGGTTTCCTCACTGCTGCTACTGCCGTGACAGGGAACAAGTACCTTTGACTTACTGTTCCATCACTATTTCTTACGAGAGGTCAAAGCGGGAAAGTCTTTAATGACAGTAAACTTAATTTATAAATATTTTCTTGTCAAGCGGTATAACTGTAAATAACCCTTATGCTCATCACGCCATTTCTTCTGAGCTTTCTTACATTTCTTGGGATTAGCTTTAGCATAGGCAGTGGCCCTGGTTATGTCGCAGTGGACACATACGTGACGACTCTCATGCACCCTGCGCTTGCAGTTACCACAGGTATTGCAAGGAGTACCGATAAATACCCTATCACCCCTTACAGCGGCTATATCCGACAATTCACGATTAGTGAAACCATCCTTGGTTTTAGCTGGTGGTCTGCCTGACATTATCTACGCTCCTTTTTGCCCTACGCTTCTGGTTCTCACGGTGCGTAACCATTTCTAGATGATCAGGGTTACAACACAGTCTGTTGTTACACAGATGATCAATTTGCTTATTGCTCGGTACATATCCGTTATAACAAGTATACATTACGATATGTACCGCACACGTTTGACCGTTCAACGACATTCTACCGTAGCCACCACCTCGACCTTTACCTGACGTGGGCCCAGTCCAAACGTGACAAGGTGAATGGTATCCATGGTCAGATAATTTACAACGCTTATTGATACGCTGAATAATGTCGAGTCTGCGGTCACTCATCGTCGTCATTTCCGATTAAATGGTCTTCCGACACAGGTGTTTATGCTTTTCATACAATTCCTCATAGAAATCAGCCTTAGCCAGACACTCAGCGGCATCACCTTTCTTACCGGCGCGTAGTCGGTACTTAATAATGTTACCGCGGCAATAACCCAACCACTCTGATTCGGTCATGCAACTGGCGATAATAGTGATGGTTTCAATACCACACATTTGGTAGTGCTTAGAGTTACGGACGTTATCACTCATCGTCATCATCTCCGTTGTCAATAATGTCTAAATCAATGGCCGCTGGTGGTTCCGTTCGAGTGCGCCAACCTGGTGTTATGGTCAAGCCATTCCATTGATGTGGCTTTATCACTCTTACACATACTGTCAACCAACACACGGCCATAGGGTGTCAGTAATACTCGGTATTCGAGGTTAGACAAACGGCGTGAGATCTGGTTTACGGTAATACTTTCCTTTCTTGATTTTACCGTTTTCATTGAACACCGCCTTACCATACTCGAACTTACTCATATTACTGTCATTGACCTCTTTCAAGGCACCATCAATGTCCATACCCATCATGTGGGCAACACCGACAGCGGTGACTATCTGATCACATAGCGAGTCTAGTAGCTCGATTTTCTGGTCTTTGTCTAGGTTTGTTAGTGGGTACATGAAATGGTAATTGTTGGCTTTATAAGAACTTGCCAAGTCATCAATAATTACTGACTCACAACTATCTGTGCTAGCTTTTAACATCTCAGCTACTTCTTCCAGGTGGCATCCGTACTGGACGGATACATTCTCGTCAGTGGGGTTAGGAACAGCTATCTCAAACCACAGTTTAATGTCTTTAATTTCCACGGTATTACTCCTTATTTATATTTAGGTTTGTCTAATGAAATGTAGTCGCGTTGACTAACTGGTGCATGATTGGCCCAGTGGTGTGAATCAATTGTTTCACCACACATACAATAGTATTCATCAGCACGGTCTAATCTGAATTTCCATATTTTATAGTCAAGACTGTAATTATAAAATATTTTGATCATGTGCAACCAAATGGCTAATTGGATTGCACATAGTACATAAAGCATTTTATTAATCCTTACTGTTAACAATCAAAGTTATAGTATTCATGAACTATATCTTGAGTATCTTCGATAATGAAATTACCGTCTTTAGTCAATTTACATTCGTTACCGTTTTCAACACATTTAATAAAGTGAGTGATCAAATTTAAGTCACGCCGTAAATGTCTTACTTGCCGTTGTTTCAACATAACTAAGTGGTCGTATGCTTTCTTTTTGGTTGGAAAAGCTATTCGACTATTCAATTTATGCACCCGATATATCCTGACATTACGCTCTTTTAAATTGCGTAAAAGTTTAATACCAGTCTCATTACCGATAATTAGCGGATTAAGTATCCACCCGTTAACACTTACATCGACACAATAAACAAAACAAGGTGTTTCATGAACAGGTTTAAATCGTCTGAAATAAACCATCATACCGAGTTCATCCATGTTAAGCACCGCTTTAAAGTAGTCACTCATGGTCTGCACTCCTCAATAGTATTAGGTTGCCCGATATAATGGACTGTTTCACGATAAATACGGTCGTTATCGACGTTAACTGTGATAGTGCCACCGTCGATATCCCACACATAACATTGGGCCAATGTTATTGGTTCAGGGGTCACTTCTGGCACTGGGTCATACCATACCCATATCAATACCAGTCCGAATACAAACCCGAGTATCAGGTTTTTCAAGATGTCCATGATAGGATTACTCCCAGTATTACCATACCAGCGATAATAATCATCGGTTCCAAAAATGGTGGCGGTTTAGGTCGGTTCTTACGATACTCGTTACGCATAGTATTACCTCACTGATTGATCTAACTGACAGACTCACTATAAGCCATGTAAAACGATTTTACAAATTTATTTTATAAAATGTGCCCAGTCCTCGTCTTTAATGGCTTCAACGATACGGGCTGTGTCCTCTAGGGTGTTAAGGTTCTTCTCAGGGACGTCGTTAATGAGTGCTGACGTCTCTAATGGATGTCCCTTAACCAAGTGGTCGTGTAACGCGCTGACGATGTTCTCGGAGCGTATAGACGTCAGTTTAATACCACTGCATACTGACCCGTAAGTTATGCTCACTTTAATTGCTCCTTAAGTCGTTTAATCCAGCGTTTACCGCGCTGGTGGTTAGTCTCGCGATACTCACATGCTGGTGGTTCGGGGTCGTCAATATCCCACGATTTACCGCACTCAGCACAATACATCTGGTCGTTATAACGCCATGGACGTTTGTGGTTATTCATTGTTTTACCTCACAAATAAAACCGCAATCACCAATATCTAAATCTTTATGATCGCCGGCGCTAGGTGGTAAGAATCGTAACGGTATTAATGACACCCTGTATTCATAAGTTGTACCGTCAGTACGTTTTTTAGTAGTGGATTTATAACGGTCCTCCCATTCATCAACCATTTTATTAAAATGATGAGGGAAATCACGCATGAATTTATCACGCGACATGGACACCATTGCTGTATTACACATTCTTTCTTGTTCAGCTCTACGATAAAACACTGACGGGAATAACCACCGTATTTTATTCCAGTAGCCAGCGCCTGTTGCTTTGACGCAACCTATACAGTTGTTATTGTGGAAGCCAAGAACGTACATTTTTGGTAATTCAATACCTGCTTGACGCATCTCATCAAAACAGTCTTGCTTACTCATGTTTAATTCCATGAGTGGACAAAAGTAATTAATATCTGGTTCAGTATCGAGTAAATTATTAATTCTGCGTTCACCTTCGTCGCAATCGAACCCGAAAACGTTGACATCATCGTGGCGTTGCCATTGTAGACGAACGTTCTTTTTCAATTCTTTAGTGCAACGGGCACCATATACACCAGATATGTACCGAGTTTTTTCAATAACTCTATCAACAGAGGCGCCATACTTTGTGTCACGCAATTCATTTATCTTATGACCTAGAAATGATTCAACAAATGAGTCACGTTCGGGTTCATGGTATTCATTTTCAATGTAAATTCTTACCACTACAATCTCATGATTTGGGTAATGTATAGGTTGCAACTCAATGGCTTTCTTACTGGCAATTAGACTGGCCGCGCCATTACTATACCAACAGACTAACCGTGGCTTATGGGTCATCTTTTACTCCTTATCATCTGGTATAACCGGTATGGCCATGGGATGCACCACCAGGCCAGTGGTAGCAGTGTTATGAGCCATACCAGGCATTTACTGTTATAGCGTGATTTTATGGTGGTCACGCCTGATAGTATCCAGAGTATTAATGTCAGGGTTATCCATCCTGCTAGATATGCGGTGATCATAACCACTGCCCCTTATATTCAATACCACGCTCGTTGCACACCAGTATGATTGCCCTTTCTAAGTCACTTTTAGCTAACCCTTTGGTATCCACTTTATACCCGTCGAGAATATAACGTGCTTTGTCGAGAATAATAGTCGGAACCCGTGGATGCATAAGTCTAACTGTTGTACTAACGCCGTCATATTTAATCATCCATGATTGGTGTTTTACCCAGTGCGTTACTGCATACTTCTCACGGAAAGCTCCTTTAACCCGACCTCTAGGTATAAAATTACCTTTTAGTGTGAACAGTTTTTCAGGTGATGCCAGTGCTTTATCAATCATGTCCACCAGCACATCGTAAATCTCAAGATTTGTCATAGAGCGTCCTCAACGGTTTTACCGTACTGTTTTAAAATCTCATTCATTTTATCGTGGTCATCACCTATATAAACAATTTGACCGAACACCCTCAGTACGGTTCTACCTTGATGTTTTTTTATGATGAATGGTCGTTTAGTGATCACGCCGGCTTTGACAGTAAAACACTGTAATGGATTTTGTGCGGCCAGCGTTGATAATAATGCTGATTTGTCAGGAGTGGTGAGTGGAGTAGGTACGTCCCAATTAAGCATTTTAATACGTTCCCGTAAAACGCTATTTGATACTCGGTCACGATAATTGTGATTGAGAGACACCAGTACGTTATCACCCTTGGTTCTAGTGCTGATTTTTATGTGTCTACGTACTGCTTCTTGATGAATAGCAGTCACCAACGCAGCCTTATTACGTGCAATAGATAGAGGAATTTCAACGCTACCCTCGCTAATATTTTCCATAAGTCTACCTACCACCTTGACAATGCTAAAATTCTCATTGTTTAAGTTAAGCGATACCAGTTCGTCGGTGACGTTTAGTTTTACCCCGCAACGGACCCCTGTGTTTTTCACTTCCTTGTAAATGGTACTCCTGAAACTCAAGGTGTTATCGGGGTGATAGTGTACGGATGCGGAGTGGTTTGGGGATGACACAGCTAAAGTGACCAATTGTCTGGCAACATCTACCATGCTCGAATCGTGCGGGTTTTGAGGTATTACCGTGATGTACCTAACATCAACAATATAGATTGATATTGATAGTACAATGTTCATGGAATCGGCTAATTTGTATAGCTGAACACGGTCTGTGTTGCTTTCCATAACCAGCGGTTTGTTCATTGGACACGATAAAATATCATTAATGTCATGCACGTTAAATCTTATCATAAAAGTTGTTCCTTCTATTAATGTTAGTAGAATATGTAAAAAAGCATAATATATTTTAAGTGCTACGTCAAATCTTAGTTTAAACCATATGGGGTACTGAGAATATAATGGGTGAAACTGCATATTCTAAGTGGTTTAGGAAGTTGAACAACTTATGCGTTCCTCGGAAAGCCTTGGTATCACTACTTTTCTTGAATTTTTAAAAATATACAATCTATCTATCTAACTATACCCTAGTTTAGTTCGAATTAATATATATATAGTATATAAAGTAAATAGTTTAATTCGAACTAAGGTATGGTATGGGTACTAAGTAACTAACTGTAAGACTTGACAGTATAATATGACTTGGTTTAGTATTGAGAGAGTCAACCAACCTAGGAGAGAACGACAATGGCTAAGACACCAACACCACCAACTGTAAAATCTGACTTACCTGATAACCATGTAAAGGTTAAACACAAAATCAACGGTAAAGAATTTATCGTGAGTAAAGTGTATCTGGATAAACACTCAGATACCTTGGAAGCTGTGTGAAAAGACTCTGCTCAGTAGCAGGGTGTAAATCGGTCGTCGAGGTATCACCGGGCGACCGCAACCCTCCCCGTTGCCCCGCGCATCCATACACCCCCACATTCGTCAATAAGCGCCGTTACAGTCATCAGTACATCAACGGTAAGCGGATTTATACAACGCCTCGCTGGATAGCTCTCAGGAACCAATACGTAACCCACCAGCCACTATGCGAGCATTGCCTTAAGGATGGTTTAATTGTTGCTGGTCATGCAGTAGACCATATCGTTGAGATAGAGGATGGTGGAGACCCTTGGGATTGGAATAATTTGCAGCATCTATGTCAACCCTGCCACAACCGCAAAACAGCCAATGAAGCCGTCAAACGTCGCCGTAAAAAACAGAATGGTGGATTTGGGTCACTCTCGGATTTCTGAAGTAACACTCCTAATGGCCATTTTCAAAAATACACTCCTAATGGCCATTTTCAAAAATACACTCCTAATGGTCATTTTTCTAAGTCATTGATTTTTCAGTGATTGCACGCAATTAAATTGCACGCAATTAAATTTGATTCGTTATAAATCAATGACTTAGCGATGCCGCCGATGTCGTCGTACTGGGTACCGATGCCGCCGATGCCGTCGTCCTGGCGATGCCGCCGATGTCGCCGATGCCGTCGTCCTGGCGATGTCGCCGATGCCGTCGTACTGCCTTTATATATAGATAATAATTTTTATCGTAAGTGTTTGATAGCTGGTGATTTTTCAGGTTTTACGAGAAATATTGATAAAAAATGATAAAATAGGCTTGTAAATGGATAATTTATCTATTACTATTTGTTCATCGGTTAGAAATTAAGGATTAAAACAATGAAAACCTTACTATCATTAATCGCTTTGTTTATGCTTCTGGCCATGGCTTACGGCATCGGCATCAAATCAATCGACCTGGTTCTGGACGCTGGTTTGTTTCTACTGGCATCAACGTTAACACTAACATTTTTATCATTTGCGAGGGTTTAATTATGCGTACATTACTTACTATGAAAGAACAAGCTGAATTTCTAGCTAATAACTACCGTTTAACTCACATTGAACATAAGTGGTCATGCCGTGGTTATGGTAATTCGAAAATAATCGACAACCTCGGGGATGTAGTCTCACGTGCTAGTGGATATGGGTATGATCGCTTCGGTACTGTTGTAGGTGATTATATTGAAACTGTATTTCAAGCCGAATTAAACAAGCTAGGCAAGCGTTTTTGTAAAACGGTTTATACTAAGGAAAGAAAAGCCAGTAAGGAGTTTTACGGTATGTTTTACAATCCAAAAACAGGCAAAACAACATTAGATGGTGCGTGTGGCCACTATTGTATGTATAGAATCCTTAACTGCATCGGCTTTGAATTGGTTCAAGTAGCTAGTACAGATAATAAAGGCCAAAACGGATCGGTGTTTTACGAGTTGCGCCCAGTCTCAGCGTACAATAAAAAATACTTTGTCAATAGGGTGAAATAATTATGACCAAACAAGACTTTAAAATCTGGCTTATTAAAAACGGCTACAATCAAGCCAGTTTAGCCGAGGCGCTTGGAATACACGAGCGCACTATCAGCGTGTATAATCGCAATGGCCGCTATCCTGTATTGTTCCAAATGGCATTAAGGGGATTAGAGAAATGAAAATTAAAATTTTACGTAATGAAGGTTTTAAACCTGAACTTTTTCAAGGTGCTAACTTTCCGTTAACTGTTAAAGGCGACATTATTAAAAAAGGTATGTTTAAAGGCTGGCATACCACAACTGGGTTGGAATTATTTAAAGCTGGTTGTGTCAACTTAGATAAGGCTTATTTTGATTGCAGTTTTGAGTTTTCACCAGCCTCAAGTGTGGTACTTACATACTAAACACCACCAGCACCACCAACTAACCCGCCATTGAGCGGGTTTTTTATTGTCGGTTCCTATCCCAGCCTATCCCAGCCTATCCCTGCCATATTATCACCAATGATAAAACATCAAGGCCGATGTTAGTTTATCGCGTCAAACGATAGACAATCCTTTAATATCAATAACTTACAGACCCTACGGGGGCTATCTGGCGATGCCAGGGCCGCCCGTCCCGACCCGCGCCTTCCTCGAAAAAACATAAAATCGATAAAAATGGCTTTTCCACGATATGGTTGTAAACAATTAGATTGTGCACAATATTTCTGTTTTATAATTTTTCTTGATAAAATAAATTTGGTGAGGTGCTTGTAAAAGGTAATTCCCCCACGCAGAATAGAAGTATTGATAAAGAGGATTAAACCGATGAGTGATGAAATGAGTTTGGTTCGGGCAAACCCGCCTGACACCGTTACTGAGTTTGATGAGTTGGACAAATACCGTCAACTCTTTGATGATATTACAGGAAACGGGGTGGTATTGAAATACAACCACCGTCATGCCCTAGGTGAACTGGCCATTACGGTCTGTGAGATGAAACGATTACGTGATGACCTACGTGACCGAGGGGAACAGATTGAGGTGCAAGGTGATCGCCACATTGTCACTAAGAAAAACGCCAGCCGAGATGCGCTTGAGAAATTGCGCCCTCAGCTAATGCGGTTAATGAAAGAATTCAGGATGACACCGGCTAGTCAAGGTAAGTCATTTGGCAATTTACCGAACCAACAAACAGACGATGGTTTTCGTGATATTTAATTAATGAGGCTGGATTATGAACCCAATACTTTGCACCCCAGAGCTATACCATCAAATTTGTGATCTGCTACAAATACCGTTACATGAACGTGAGAACGTACAATCAATGCAAGTTAACCTAGATGCTGGTTTACCTATCACTTATCAGGTGGTCAAGACGGCCACTGGTGGACCAATACATACTAACAAACCTTATCCAGCATATGAACAGATGTTAGAACCACGTATTTCGATCAGTGACAATGAGTGTAATGAATTGGTCGATAATTTAAATAAATTCATTAAGGAAGGTGGTGGAAAATTAATACCAGGTGACGGACTCGGTGTTGACCATGTCAGGGCAGGCTAATGACATTTAACCTAGATATTTCTCAGTATGAATACCCTGACTTGGTTCCGATGCAACAGGACTGGCGGTGGTGCCACAAGTACGCCCATGACATTCTAACTGGTAGGATACCGAGTTGTCAGAAAATGAAGTGGGTGGCCATGCGTCATTTCAATGACATGCAACGTGATGATATTTACTTTGACGAGGAAGCCGCCGCAAGTATCGTATCTTGGTTTAAATTCTGCCCGATCATCAAAGGCCCGAAAGCAGGTAAGCCGACTGTACTCGACCCTAGTCAGATTTTTATTGCTTGCTCGGTTATTGCCTGGCGATGGTCTGATGACGTTTTCGAGGTTGACGAGGAAACTGGTATCGAGATGCAGGTACGCCACGCAGATAAGCGTCGTTACAACCAGATGTATGCACAGGTGAGTCGTAAATACGGTAAAACTACCTTTACCGCCGGGCTCAAACTGTACTTGATGTACAAATTCAACTATGGTCCTCGCGTGTTCTCCTTGGCCACTAAACGCGATCAGGCGAAGGAAGTGTGGTCGGTGGCCAAGAAGATGATTAACTTGTCACCTCGGTTGTCACAGATATTCCAGCCCAGGGCAAACGACATTCTGTTACCGAGCAAAGAGGGTGAGTTCAAACCGCTTGCAAGTGACAGTAACAGCCTTGACGGTCTCGACCCCATGGCTGCATGTCTGGACGAGTGCCACGCCATTAAGGACCGTAACTTATACGGTGTGCTTATTTCGGCATTCGGTGCTAACGAGGGTGGTGAATATCTATTCTCGGTCATCACAACTGCTGGGTTTATCCTAGACGGGCTTTGCACCGACTTGTATAAAAACGGTACTCGGGTATTGGACCCTGACGACCCAACAGAACAGGACAACTATTTTTACGTTATTTTCGAGATTGACAAGGGTGACGATTGGGCAGATGAGAAAGCTTGGTTTAAGTCTAACCCTGCATTGGTTTATGGGCGTCCATCCATTCAATACCTACGCGATCGATTTAACGAGGCATGTCTCAGTATCGAAGAAAAAGCGAACTTTATCACAAAACATTGTAATCTGTTCGTCAGCGGTTCCGACAAATGGCTTGACATGGATATTGTTAATGCATGTGAAAAACCACTAGGTAAAAACTACCTCGACCCTGTATATCAGAATCGTGAAGTTTACATCGGTATAGACCGCGCTCGAGTAAACGACATAACGAGTGCGTCAATACTATTCCCAATGAATGACGGCGGTATCGACTTGTTTTTCCATAATATGTTACCTAAAGTTACTGCTGATTCCGTAACGGATTACCTTAAAAGTAAGTACCATCGTGCCGTTGAGATGGGCGATTTAGATTTAGTGGAGTCCCCTACGGTTCGGGATAGTGATGTTAAAGAGACCATCAGAAAACTGAACCAGACTCTTAAACCTAAGGCCATTTATTACGACCCTTGGCATATGCGCGAAATTGCGCAAGACTTAGAAGATGAAGGTATACCTATGGTGGCTGTTAGTCAGGGCACTGGGAATATGTCGGAACCAGCTAAAAAGCTCGAAGGATTACTTGCTGAGGGGTTAGTGCGCGTTGATTCCATCCTATTCCGTTATGCGTGTGAATGCGCTATGATGAGAATGTCAATGGAAAACAACATGAAGATTTATCGTGAGAACGATAAAACTGAAAAAATAGATCCATTGATTGCAACCATTATCGCATTGTCGGGCGCCACACTCATTAAGCTCGATAAAAATATTTACGAGGAACGAGGAATGTTATCAGTATGAAAATCTTAGACTGGTTTAAAGGCAAACAGTCCTCATCAAATGCGGTCGAGACTAAGGCAATCGACCCATCTATGCTTATCACTCTTGACACTCTAGCTGAACGATTTGGGGTTACAGGTATTACCGAATCAAAGGCTATGAAGGTTGAGGCGTATTTCTCGTGTATTCGTGATAAGGCTGAGACTACTGGACAATTGCCTTTGAAACTATATCGCAAAGCCGGTAATGGTCGAGCCCGTGAACAAATCACTCAAGGTCGAGCATTCAGTATTTTTACGCAACAACCTTGCGATTATTTAAACATGATCGGTTTTGTGGAAATGGCCACGGCAACAATGGAGCGCCGTGGAGTATTCTATGCGTTTATCGAGCGTAACGACCGTGGCTCACCCATGTCAATCATCCCATTTTACAATCAGGGAAGTGTTGATAAGCAAATGGACTTTAACGGGAATGTCTATTACACCTATGTCACCAATGACGGTAAAAGTAAAATAGTGGTCGGTGATCAGGATATTTTCTCTGTTCAGATGTTCACAACCAACGGGGTAAACCCTGTAAGTCCTATTGTGCAATGTGCCACTATGCTCAATATTGCGGCCAGTCAAGACGAGAACTACCGTGAGTTGCAAGAGGACGGCATTACCGCGCAAATGGCGTTAAAGACCGAACAGACTTTCAATAACCCTGAGGCAGCGCAACGCCTTAAAGACGACTGGAAGCGTTTCAGAGGCCGTAATGGTAAACGTGAGATACCCATCCTCGAACAAGGATTAACGCCCGTTAGCTTGAAACTGACACCACAGGAATCGGAATTACTGGGCAACCGCGAATTCACCATCAACCGTATTTGTTCAATGACTCGGGTCCCACCTCATCGTATTGGGTCATCTGTTGCTACAGGTACTAAATCAACGATATTCGAGTTAGACGAAGCGTACATGATGAACGCTATCAACCCTATCCTCGTTAAGCTTGAACATGCTTTTAACAAAATAGTACCTGACGGGTATGTACTTGAGTTTGACCGTAAAGCGTTTTATCGCGGATCACCGTGGCGACTGGTTGGGGCCGTTGAAAAAGAGGTTAAAGGCGGTCTAGCTAACATCAACGAGGGTCGTGTAGACCTTGGTCGTGAGCCTGTTGAGGGTGGTGACGTTTTCGCTATCGACAACAATAACGTGACCTATGGTGTCTGGACCGAGGTTAAAGAATTACAATCACAACTTTATGGTAATCGTAACAACCAGGGGAACAACGATGGCAGTCAAAATTAAACGTCTTAACGTAGGGGTCACAGACTTTAAACTTGACTCCAGTACAGGTGAGTTTACCTGTTACGGTAATGTCAAAGGTAATATCGATCATGCACTTGATCGCACACTCGACGGTGCTTATGTTGACAGCATTAACGAGCACATGAAAAACGGCACAATGCCTAAAATGTTCTGGATGCATAAATCACACGATTTACCTGTTGGTGTATGGCTTGAAATGAAAGAGGACGTTAAAGGTCTATGGCTTAAAGGACGTCTTTCTAAAACTGCCATGGGTACAGATATTGAGATACTGGCTAAAGACGGTGCCCTCGATTCATTCTCGATTGGTTACTATGTTGTTGAAGAAAAGTGGAACAATGAGAAACGCTGTAACGACCTGATTAAACTGGATATTGTCGAAGTATCATGGGTGGTACGTGCCTGCAACGAGGAATCACTGTTACAAGACATCAAATCTAAGATGCACGACGGTGGTGTACCTAGTAAGGCCGAGTTGCGTGAGTTGCTTAAATCAATCCCTGATTTATCTAAACGCGAGATTGAACGTATCACTGCCAACTACAACCCTAAAGATGAAACCGAAGAATTGAAAAAGATGCTTGAGTCTTCACCATTTTTCCAATAACATTGATTTAATTGTGGGGAGCCACGGTTGCCGCTTGGATAAGCGCATAGCGAATCACTCTCACTTAAATATTTTTAGGAGCCATACCATGGACCCAGAATTGAAAGCCCTTCTTGAGAAGGCAAATGAAAACTACACAACTCAGAAAGCCAAAAATGAGGCTTTAGAGGCAACTATTAAAGCCCTTGAAACCAAACACGATGCAGCAATGAAAATTGTTGACGGTCTAAAAGGTGTTGAAGGTGAAGCGTTGAAAAAAGCCATTGACCAAGTTAACGAATTGGTTGATGAAATCTCTGATCTGCGCTCTAAGATGAAAGCTCCTGCGGCTGTTGTCTTAGATGACGCTAAGCAGAAAGAAGCAGTCCGTGAATTGGCACGTAAATGTCTTGGCACTGTGCTCAAAGGCAACAAAAACCAAAAAGGTGATGTGCTAGACAGTCTTAAAGATGAGATGGAAACTCAAATTAAGACTTTGAACATCACTACAGGTTCACAAGGCGGTTTCGCAGTTGCTGAAATTTTAGCAATGGACATTCTCGACTATGCCCGTGAGTTTTCACCAGTTGCCTCACTGGTTGGTATGAAACCATCAATGACTCGCGACTATCGCCAGTTAATTAAGATCACTTACCCAAGCGTTGCAGAAGGTATTGAAAACGTCGCAGGTACGGTTCCTGCTGAGACTTCAACACAGACTTATGTGGAAGTTAAGTCCAAGGAATTTAAGCTTTATGCGCAACCACGCATCACCAATGAAGCATTGATGGGTACTGACATTGACGTCTATGCTGATCTGCGCATGTCTTTAGGTGAAGAAATCGGTATTTACTTGGCCGCGCAACTGCTATTCGGTGACGGTACTGATAAAAACTGTCGTGGTATTCTGTCAAGTAATCGTGTGAACATCACTAACCTGACAGGCGAGTCGTTCAAACCGACGTTAACACCTACAGGTGTTGGCGCACGTGACCCTAATTACTTCCCTGCATTCCCCACGGGCGTAAGCGGTTCGCTTGGTGCTGACGATGTGGCAATCGTTGACTACATTATTGACGTAACCAACGCATTACCAACCCGCTACCTGAACGGTGCATATTGGGTTATGAACCGTAAGACCAAAGGTATTTTCGAGAAGGTCCGTGACGCTGATAACCGTCCGATTTTCACCTACGATTATATCGAAGGTCTGCCAGGTCGTCGTTTAATGCTCAACGGTTATCCAGTAATGATCGATGACACGATGCCTGACGTTGCTGCCAACTCATTATTTGCAATCTTCGGTCGTTTAGACATGGCGTTTGCAATGAGTCCTGGTGACATTGACCAGATGTTACTTGACCCGTACACCAAGAAAGGTAGTTTGATTGTGTATACGGAAAAAGAGTTCTTTGAGATGGTTCAGCGCAGTGACGCAATCTTGGTTTGTGCTGCTACAGCTAACGCTGGTACGTAAAAGTTAACCTCGCGTAAATAATTAGCCACCTTTCGGGGTGGCTTTTTTTATGCCATAATACCAACAGCATAGGAGAGCCGCAATGTACTCACAAATCAATACTCAAGCAGCTTTAGACACAACCGTTATCACATTAGATGAAGCTAAAATCCAGTGTCGCCTAATGTCGTCATTTACACTCGATGACAACGAGTTAACCAATCTAATTACAACCTGTTTAGAGTTGGCCCAAACCTACACTAAAAAACTCCTGACCGTCGGCACAGTAACAGCCTTGGTTGAGGATGGTCGTGATGAGATATTGGTTCCTTGGGGTAACGTCCAAACCATGACTGAGGTTAAGGTTGACGGTGTTGTTAGTACCAATTTTAAATTTAACCCAATATCTCAAAAGCTGATTATCACCGTCCCGTACACCGAGGCTGAGTTCACCTACACTGCTGGTTACACCACGTTACCGACGTCAGTAAAACATGCAGTGCTCATGATGATCAGCACGTTCTACAACCAGCACGACGATATTATTACTGGCTTATCTGTTGCTGAGATACCACAGAAATCAACCGTATTGCTGGATAGGATTAAAAACTATGTTGTCTAATGTGTCTGCTGGCCGTATGCGCCACATTGTTGAGTTTTGGGTTGCTGGTGGTGGTAGTGATGACTATGGCAATCCGTTACCATCAACTAAGGTGTTTGAGGCCCGTGCAGAGGTGCAAGTCAAGTCTGGCTCTCAAATGGTGGCATATGGTACAACGTTGACAAGCTCAGTGATAACCGTGATGATGTGGTTTGATGACAGAGCAAAAAATGACCAGACTTTAAAATGGCAAGGTGTTGAATACCAAATCCAGCATATTAAACCAGACGAACACCAAAAAGGTATGATTGTTACAGCTACAGTGGAGCAGAAATAGTGAGCAACACTCAGTTTGTACAGGTAAGCACTGTCGGTCAATGGGCTGCTGTGGCCACGAATACAGGCGGCATCATTACTGCGTCACGCTCATGCTTATACGTAGTCAGTGAAACACAACCTGTAACACCCTTCGGTCATAGATTAGATGGTGGTGACACATTACCATTCTCACTGACAGCACCGGAATCACTGTGGGTCTACTGTGATGTCCCGTTAGTTTGTGCAGTAACTGAATCGGGCCCCGGCTATGAAGCCGCATTCTTTAATAAAATGGGTGATGGTCGTAGAGCATGGTCTATCCAAAACTATATCGAATTAAACTGTAAATTCGGAGTCCAGAATGGTTTCAATCTACCACTAGATACACTCACAGCCAGTCAATCTAAAAACATTTATTTAGTGACTGGTAGTAAGCCAATTGCTGTCAAATCTCGTGAGTATGAGTATGATGGTGCCGGCATTAAAACTCTTGTTTATCGTGATGCTACTTACACTGGCGGCACTGTAATTACACCTTATAACTTTAATGACCGTAACCCTGTGGCTGCGGAAGCTCGATTAGTTGTTGGTGCTACTGCGGGTAACGCTGGTACATTGTGGATACCTGAGCGACCAAGGCTGGGCACCACGCAAACAGGAACTAATGTACGGGTTACGCCTGTTGCTGAACCGTTTGGGTTAGAATACTGGTTTAAGGAAAACACTACGTATCGAATCGTGGTTACTAGCATTGATGCCAGTAACACGCAACGAGTAGTTTCAGCATTTACATTCTTTGAAGGATTACCGGATTACCCACTATGAACAGTATTAAGCCATTAATTGCTGTGTTAAAATCAAAACTCACTGTACCTGTGTTCACCGACGTGATACCAGAAACACAAGTATTACCCGCCGTAGCAGTGACTAATATTTCTAATGCATCGAATCGAGTGCTGGAAGGTAGCAAGGTGTCGAACGTCTATGTTTACCGTGTCACTGCTGCTGCGGATACCACAGTATCATTAGAGTCAGTACTAGAAGAACTTGAAAATTTGGACAATACAAGCAATAATGATTTCCAACGAATATTTGCTCAATTGGTTTTAAGGGAGCCCAGGCAACCACAAGAACCAGTGAGTCGGGCATTTTACGATATAACACTTTATCCAAGATGAGGATCTAAGACATGAGCGATGACGTAATTTTACTAGCCGGAACCATTGTCGAAATGGAGACTGGCTCTATCGGATCGGGTGTGTGGCAGGAAGTGCCTAACCTTACAGCTCTTGGTGCCGTAGGTGATATGGCCGACCCTAAAGAGAAAACCACTCTCAAAAACAAAAAGAAAAAGTATGGTGATTCATTACCTGACGCCAACGATAAAAACCTTAAAGGTCAGTATATTCCTACACAGGGTATCGGTGACGACCATCACGCTGATTACGTGTTGCAGCAAGATTTCATCAAACGAGCCAAAAACCGTGAAGAATTTAACATGCGGGTTAAATGGCCAGATGGTGAAGTCAACGGCTTCTTGTTTAAATCCCTTGGTTTCGAATGGGATGAAGGTACTCAGGAAGATTGGAAAATGTTTACTGTCAACGGTAAACAGAATTCCTTTGCAATCATGGGTGTCACTATTACTGGTACTGCTACTATAGCTGTTGCCGCGACAACTCAACTCACCGCTGCTTGGGACCCAGTAATGGAAAACGAGCCAGGTGAAATCATCTGGACAAGCTCAGATGTAGCTAAGGCAACCGTAGTAGGCGGTTTAGTGACGGGTGTCGCTGCTGGTACAGTGACTATTACCGCTGAAATCCGTGGTGTCCCTGGTGCTCTTGAGGTAATGGTATCGTGATTGTAACTGAGTTCAATCCATCGGTTATTACACCGTTAAAAACCACTAAGGCTAAAGTGCCTCAATTCGGTGACGATGCTGAAATGGTCGTTACTGAATTAAGTGGTAAGTGTCGGGCATATCGGGATCAGTTGTTTAAACACATTGCTGAGAAAGATGCTGAACTATCAGACTACGTAAAACAATCAGTGCACATGTTTGCATTGATTGTTCCTTGCATCGTTCATCCTGATACTCGTGACCCATTGATTAAGATTGGTGATTTCATTCAGTTCACTGAGGTCTGTAATGACCAAACCATGGACGCATTGATTGAGGCTTACTATAAGGTAAACACTATCAAGGACGAACCCGTGGTTGACACTACCAAGACCACGGTATTGAAGGAAAAAAAAAGCAGATCCTCACGGACCCATACCAATACTTAATCTATAACATTTGGTGTCACACTCACCGCCCTATCTTCGAGATCGAAAACTGGCCAGCCAGCGAACTTGATAGATGGGCGGTTTTTCTTTGTATAGACCCTAAGAAAGACAAGCCTGACTTTACCGTATACAATAAAAAGAATGTTAATGTTGATACTCAAAAAGCAGCATTCAAGCGTATGTTTTCGAGGTAAATTATGGCAAGAGGACTCATTACTGTTAAAACCAGTGGGCTTAAAGAAATCGTTGCTGAGATGGAAGCCCTCGGCGAGAATTATGACGAGATATTACTTGAGTCCCTTAAGGCTATGCAGAATGTTATCGAGGATGCCACCCGTGTGAATTGGATAACGATTGCCGGGGGCAAAGCGGGTGATTATGTGTATGACTCGATTGGACAGTCTGCTAAGATGAGTATCAATTACGAACATTCTGTCGTAGGCACTACGGGTGTTTATCATATGGACGCTGTGGCCTCAAAACACGGTAAATCAATCACTGGTGAAAAACGACCCGTTACTAAGCCCGACGGTACAATCGTTTATGTGCGTGACTTGAACGCCCCACAGATTGGTTATTGGGTAGAGTTTGGGACCAGTCGCCTTAGAAATGGTGGCCGTAAGGTTTCAGGTGTCGAATACGATGAGAAAGACCTGATTGTTAACGTCGGTAAGCCTTTCCTAAGTAATGCAGCATATCAGACACGAGAAGCGCAGAATAAAGCATTTATTGAGACTTTCAATCGACTTGCGGATAAATACAAATGAGTGAATTACGCACGTTTAATATTCAGGCCCATGTTGAGGGTAAAAGCGGTTTAACCGAATTAACCCAGATCACTAAGGCCGTTAAAGATGTTGATGCAGCTACCGAGGCCCTTAAAAAGCAACTTGGGGAGGAAACTCAGGTTACTGTTAATAATGTCAAAACCAAAAAGGAATTGACCGCTGAGGCTCGTAGGGTGGTCGAACAAGTGGCTAAAAGTGAAAAAGCCACTGAAAGACTAACACAACAATACCAACAGCAAGCCAAGATGATTGATATGACTGCTAACGAAGCAGAACAATATCGAGCAGTAATGCAACTTGGTTCTAAGGCTACCGAGGCGCAACGTGAACAGGTAAGACAGTCAGTAGCTGAATACCAGCGTCTGCGTGACTCTGTGGGTGGTACACAAGGCTCATTCCGCGACGCTCGCGGTATTATGCAAAACTTCGGTTGGCAGATGCAAGATACCATCGTGCAGCTACAAATGGGCACTAGCGCCTTCACTGTGCTGTCACAACAGGGTTCTCAAATGGCTGCTGCCTTCGGCCCTACTGGTGCCCTTGTGGGTGCCCTGATTGCGCTTGCTGGTGTTATTGGTGGTACTCTATTTACTAGCCTTAGGCAATCAGCTAAAGCCACTGCTGATATGGCCAAGGAGTTGGACAGTATAGCTAGTTCGACTGAGAAAGTCGGTAAAGCTCAGGCTGAGCTAAAAAGGCAACAAGTCGGCGCTGACATTAATGAGCTAACTCGGCGCTATCAGGATTTAAATAAGTACCTTACTCAAGTGCAAGGTCGATTTGACACGATGCAGAAATGGTCTCAGACCACAGGTAATGCCTTGAATCAGGAGCAAGTACGGTATTTTAATTCTGAAATTCTGCAAACTAAGGCATCAATAGAGGAAGTCGAGAAAGCACTTAAAAAAGCGGGCGGCGCTCAATCCGTCCTTGCTGGTGGTCAAAATACTGAACAAATTAAGGCTTACAATGAACTAATCGCTGACCTCAATAAAGAATATCTTTCAACCAGTGAGAACACTGAGGCGGCTAAACGTGCCACTCAAGACCTGTCAATTATGATGATGGGTCTTACTGATCCCCAGCAAAAAGTCATCGATGGTTTATTAAAGCGCAATCGTGCCCAAGAAGATGGTATCGAGGCCGCTAAGAAACGTGCTGAAATTGAGAAACAAGAGCTTACTCAGTTCGAAGCGTTAAATGTCAAGCTCACTAAAACAATTGATGACGAATACAAACGTCGTTACGACATTATCAAATCCTACTCTGATAATGTCGGCGCCGATCAGAAAGCAGTTGCTAAGGCTTATGCCGACCTTGAAGCATGGAAAACAACTGAACTAGGTAAAGAGGAATCCAAAAAAACAGCATTGCTCACCCGTGAGTACAACGCCCGTGAGGTTATTCGCCGCCAAATTGAACGAGCCCAAGTGACTCAGGCTAAGAAAGATGACCCATTACAAGGTGAGATGGAGCAGTTTGAAAGAAACCTCATGGTTTTGGCCGAGCAGAAACGTCAGACTGACGCATTAGGTGAGTCAGGGTTGTCCGAGCGTCAACGGATTAATGCTCTTATCGAGGCTGAGGTTTTACGGCACAATTCGGCAATGGAAGCAGCAAACTTAACATCGTTGCAAAATACAGTGTCTGTGTTTGCAATGGCACAAACACAGGTGGCCAGTATTGTTAACTTAATAACAACGGGTGTTCAGGACGTCAGGAACCAAATGGCTGAGATGAATGGGTTTCAAAAAGCCATGTTCTTAACATCTCAGGTTATTGCTGCGGCGAACGCTGTGGTCAGCGGTATTGACCTGGGTATGAAACTGGCTGCAATGTTCCCACTGGCCGCGCCCGCCATGATTGCAACGGGTACAGGTATCGGTGCTGCCCAAGCGGGTACAATCATGGGTGTAACACTTGCCGGCGCTTTCGNTAAAGGCGGG